GCACCCCCATTTATTCCGAGACGAGATAGACCTGACCAGCGGGGGGAAGGAAGTCACCTTGAATGTAATCTATCAGGAAAAACCGAAGCCCAAGCAAGGCGACACCGATGGAACTTAATGTCACCCTGCCTGTTCCGCACGCCAAGCAGGAGGCTTTTCTCCGCAGTCCAGCCAAGCGCAAGATAATCCGGGCTGGACGTCGCGGCGGAAAAACCGAAGGGGTGGCAATCGGCAATGTGGAGAAATTCTTGGCTGGGAAGCGGGTACTTTACGCCGCACCCACGAGCGACCAATTGGGAAGGTGGTGGACGGTTGTCACCCAGGCATTGGCAGAACCAATAGCGGCGGGGGTATTCTACAAAAACGAAACGGAACACATTATCGAATTGAAAGGTACAGAGCAGCGATTGCGGGGAAAAACCGCCTGGAACAGTAATACCCTTCGGGGTGATTACGCGGATGACTTGACGCTCGACGAATGGCAGCTCATGGACGAGGAAGCGTGGGAACTCGTTGGTGCGCCTATGCTGCTGGATAATGACGGGGATGTGACGTTTATTTATACCCCGCCCTCCTTGCATTCCAGGTCAGTGTCAAAAGCGCGTGACCCGCAGCACGCCGCCAAGATGTACAAGAAATTCAAGGGGCTGATGGATGCAGGCAACTCCCGCTATTTTGCAACCACCTTCACCAGCCACGATAACCCCTACATCTCGAAAGACGCGCTGGGCGAGATTACCAGCGATATGACCGCCCTGGCCTACCGCATGGAAATCATGGCGGAGGACGTGGACGAAGCGCCGGGCGCACTCTGGCACAGGCGGACAACGATGATTGGTACTCAGCGGGTTCTCGGATTGGAAGATAACCGGGTATTCGAGTTTCCCGAACTGATCCGGGTGGTGGTGGGTGTAGACCCGTCCGGTTCTGCGAACGGTGACGCTTGCGGTATAATTGGGGCAGGTATTGCCCGCAACAATCACCACTACACGTTGGAAGATAACAGCATTCAGGGCAGTCCAGACATGTGGGCGCGCGAAGCGTGCAAGACGTACCACAAACTTAAAGCGGATGTGTTGGTCGCGGAGAAAAATTACGGCGGCGAGATGGTCGAAAAAGTAATTCGGGATACCGACCCGACGGTGAACGTCAAACTCGTATCAGCCACGCGCGGCAAGGCGATCCGGGCGGAACCGATAAGCGCATTGACCGAACGCGGCGAAGATCATCTGGTCGGTAATTTCCCGGCGTTGGAAGATGAATTATGTCTGTGGGTACAGGGCGACAAAAGCCCGAACCGGTTGGATGCAAAAGTTTGGGCTGACACGGAACTGAAAAGTGGCAGTGTAATCGGCGCGATGCCAGACCCGTTCGAGTAAACGGGAAGGAGTAAGTGAGATGGGACTGAAATCATGGGTATTAGATTGGTTGGGGATTGAGGGGACGGATTCCGTCAGGCGCGAACGAGTAGAGCGGCTTGAAGAATTCCGCGAATACTACGAAGGCAAGCAGAAAAAGCAACTCCGCGTCAAGCCGAATAAGTTTGACGACAACCTGACAATCAACCTGTGCGGCCTGATTGTGGACAAGGCCGTCTCAGCCCTGGTTGGTGATCCCGCTGACGGGCGTGGTCTGACCTGGACGTTCCCAAGCGAAACAGACGGGACGAAATCGAAGGGTGTCCAGTGGCTCGATGCACAATGGGAAGCGGTCAACCGCGACCAGTGGCTGCACAAAAACGCGCTGGGGGGTGCGCAGTCTGGCTCACCGATTGTAAAGTTGGTCCCGAATGGCACGGGCCGGGTAAAGCTGGTCAATCTTGACCCCTGTACCGTGACCGTTGAAACCGACCCGCAAGACCGGGATAAGGTAACGGCCTATGTAATCGCGTACAGGGTTACAGAGAGCGGGAAGGAAGTGCATTATCGCGAGACAACCAACCCGTTCGCGCTTGACGAAAACAGCCTGCCCACTTCATGGCTGATTACGCTCGAAAAGAAAACGGGGGGCAAGAAGTGGGAAACCGTAGGAACGCCGATAAAATGGGAATACCCATTCCCGCATATTTTAGACTGGCAGAATCTTCCACGAACCGACTCTCGTGATGGACGGTCAGACATCGAAGCGATTATCGGCATTCAGGATCGATACAATTTTCTCGTGTCAAATATCAGCAAAATAATCAGGCTATTCGCCCATCCGCAGCGATACGGGAAGAACTTGTCTACGCAGATGACAATTGACCCAAAAACTGGACAATCTGAATTCCTGATGGGACCAGACGAAATGCCGATGTTCAACGGCGAAGGCGAGATAAGCCAACTTCCACCCGTTGGCGATCTGCCGGGCGCGATGCTGTTTTTGCAATCTCTGCGCGAGTCGGCATTTATGCTATCGCGCGAAGTGGACACGATGAGCATGAAGGATAGAGTTGGGGCGATCACGAACTTCGCCCTGCGCGTGTTGTACCGCGATTTTCTGGATAAGTTGGGGACAAAAAGGCTTTTGTACGGGAAGGATTACCGAGAACTCAACCGGCGTATGCTGGTACTCGGCGGCTATGAGCCGGAGACATGCATTATCAACTGGCCTGACCCGCTGCCGGTCAACGAGCAGGAAGAAACCACCGCGCTGCAAGCCGACATGAATATGGGCATTGTGGACAAACAGACCGCCGCCGAAGCGCGCGGGTATGATTGGGAAAAGGTACAGGAGCGGATGCTGGCGGAAAAAACCGCTTCCGGGAATGTCGGCGCGGAGTTGCTCAACCAATTTCTAAAGACAGGCAATGCCCGATAACCCCCTACTCGCCCAAGTCTCAAAATACCGCGCCAGGTTGGATAAGCAAAACGCGGCTGACCTTGACCGGCTCATAAACGCCTACGGTCTCATGTCGGCGCGCCTCAAGGACAAAGTAGATTTACTGCTGCTCGAAATCGAACGCAACCCGAACGCGAATATTACGCAGATGCGCCGGTACAATGACCTGGTAGATGCGCTCAATTCCGAATTCGCCCGGTACGATGCTTATCTCGAAACCGAACTACAAAGGATAACCACCGAAGCTCAATCACAGGCGCGGCTCGACTCCGCTGCCCTGATTGCCGCCGCTTTACTCCTGCGCGGCCTGCCGGTCAAGCCCGCCCAAGTGCCGCAGTCCTCCGTTATCCCCGAAGTGCTGGCCGAAGGATCCGCGGCGTGGAAGCGGCTGCATGAACTCGCACCGCTGCAAGCGCAGACAATCATTGACAACCTGCTCAAAGGGATAAACAGTGGTTACGGGTACGAGAAACTTGGCAGGCTGATTGTGGACGACCTGGGGCTGGGGCTGTCAGATGCAATGAGATGGGCGCGGACAATCCAGATGGAATCGTACCGCGAGACCAGCCACAACACGATGCTAGAGAATTCGAACATTGTAGACGGCTGGACATGGTGGGCGCAGGTGGATGACAGGACGTGTGATGGATGTAGAGAACAACACGGAACGTTTCATCCGGTCGAAGAAAAGTTAAACGACTTGACCCCACATATCTGGAATTGTCGCTGCGTGGAACTCCCCCATGTTATCGGCGATGACAACCCGGTGACGAATGAGCCGATTGAGTGAAAGGAATTCCTGTGAACGTATCAACTTATATTCTTGACTTCCTTGCATCAAAAGGAATTGATACCGTCTTCGGAATAACCGGCGGATTTATTGCCCCGTTGTTCGATGCCTTTCACGGACGCGCCGACATTCGATACATCTGCAACCAGCACGAGCAGGCGGCTGCAATGGCGGCGGATGGGTATGCACGCTTCAAGGGCTTGGGTTGCGCGATTGCCACCAGTGGACCCGGGGCGACCAATCTCATCACCGGGATTGGCGCGTCGTGGTTTGACTCCATCCCCGTGATCTACATCACCGGGCAGGTTCCGACC